GTCCAAGATCATCGGGCCGTTCGACAAAACACTCTTCAACGATGGCAGTGGCAACGTGGATGTCGCATGGTCGACCAACACGAACGTGACGTGCAACGTCATCTCGTTGGGGACCGCCTGAGCCACTCGCGTGCCAGCGATCACCGTCCGCATTCTCTCGAACCGCATTGCGGAGTTGTCCGCTGCGCTCGGCAAGAACGCTGAGGGCGTCGTCCGTGATGCTGCCAAGGATGGGCGCGACTTCGCGTCGGCGATCAGTCCTGTCCGAACTGGCGCGCTCCAGGCGTCGTGGTATGTGAGCGGGCCGAACGAAGAGAGCGATTATCCCGAGCACTCATCCGCAGCAGCCGGGCTCAATCCGCAGGCGGTCATTCTCGAAGAGGCGCGTGCCAGTTTCGTTGAGCCAGACCTCGTGCAGCCGGTTGCGATTATCAGTTCCGCGGTGAACTACTCGATCTTCATCGAGGAAGGAACGCGTTACATGGCGCCCCAGCCGGTATTGCGTCCTACGGCAGAGCACATCCGCGCCATCCTCGTGAACGGCATGAAGGGGATCGCTGGCTAATGAGCGGCGACCTGGCGCGCGTCAATCGTTGGCTCTACACCATCCTGTCGAACGATGCGACCATTCAGACGCAGACAGGCGGCCGCATCTATTCCGATGAGGCGCCGCAGGATGCAGCAGTGCCGATGCTGATCTTCGCGTTCCTCGGCGGCTCTGACAAGCTCCTGGCGCTCCGCGGGCGGCTGAGCAGCGTGCTGTATCTGGTGCGCGCGGTAGACGAAGGCTCCTCATACGACAATGTCGTCGACGTCGCCGATAGGATCGACGAGCTGCTGACGACCTCGGTGCCAAACGGCGGGACGGTCGTGGACGAAACGCGCATCACCAGCTGCTACCGCGAGCAGCCGCACCAGCGGAAAGACTCCCAGTTCGGCGTTCCATCGGTGTATCTCGGCGGGTATTACCGCATCGGCTTTCAGCCAGCGAGCCAATGAACGAACGCGATTTCTGGGTTGAGATGCGGCGAGGTTTCCGGACCACGATTGCCGCAATTGATCATGGTCAGCCACAACCAGACGAATTCTGGCAGGAGATCCGGCATGGCCTGGTTATCACCGCCCGCGCGATAGAGTATCGCTTCAAACTTCCCATCGGCAGCAGATCGCCGATCGGGCAGCACACAGAAGAGCCACCGGCTGTGCCGCTCGCTCAATCCTCCAAAGAAGGGATTGGGTAGCCCGTGGCTTTCAACTCAGGCAACATCGCAACGCTCAGTGTCGCTGGGAACGACATTAGCCAGTACGTGACCTCGGTCAGTATGGACGTGACCCGCGACATTAAGGACGTGAAGCCAATCGGTGGCTCTGCCGTATCAAAGGTCGTTGGTCCGTACGCCGGTACGGTCAGCCTCGAGGGCGGTTACGACCCTGCGCTCGACAACATCATGGCGCCGCTCATGCTAGCAGCGACACCGGCGCAGCAGGCCTTCGTCTATAAGCCAGCCGGCGCTGGTGGGACGACTTTCAGCGGTAACGCGTACATCGCGTCATATCGAGTCGACGCGCCAGGCGACGACACGGCGACTTGGCGGTCAGAGCTCGCCGTCGTGGGGACGATTACCCACTCGTAAGCAGTGATTGTTGACCATCTCCCCGAGGAGGGCACATGGCACATTTGAAAATCACGACGCCGAATAATGGCAAGGCAGCCGCGTCCGCCGGATATGCCGCACAGGTGTGGCTAAACGGGCAGGAAATCAGCGCGGATACCCATCGTGTGGAGTTGATCGTCGATGTCGACAGGCCAATCATGGCGACGATCCACGTGTACGTTGGCACACTAGAACTTGACACGGGCACCGAAGTCGACATGCGGCTCGTGAATGGTGGCGAAAAGCGCGCGATGGGGGGTCGGAATGTCATTCGAAACTAACCCGCCACACATTCTGAGCGCAGCCGAGATCTTCGCGGCTCAGGACATCGAAGAACGCACCGTCGACGTTCCTCAGTGGGGCGGCGCGGTGCGGATCCGCACTTTCAGCAAGCGCCAAGCCGCTGAGATGACTAAGCGGGCTACCCAGAAAGATCGGCACACCGGCAAGGAGTCGGTTGACAAAGACATACTCGAAGCGCTGCTCTTCACCGAGGGCATCATCGAGCCGAAGTTTGAGGTTGCCGACTATGAGCAGCTACAGGACAAGTCGGCGGTCGCGATTAGCACAGTGCTGAAAGCGATCATGGATGCTTCTGGCTTGTCGGATTCGGCGGTCAGCGAGGCGGGGAAAAGTCCTACGTCAGAATCCAACGGTACGGTTCGAATTTCACCTGGCGCGCGAGCTCGGGATGACACGGGCGGAATTGTTGCTACGGATGTCGGCCTCTGAATTCGCCTACTGGCTAGCGCTGTACGACATCGAGCGGCGGGAGCGCGAGAAGGCGCAGCGTGATGCCGAGGATAAGGCCCGAGCACGCCAGATGGCCTCAAACCTCAGGCAGCTCGGCTAGGTGCGCGGTCGCTTGAACGCCCACACTTCGCGGACGTCGTTCGCCGAGTCGGTACATGCACTGATGGCGACGAGTTCCCAGCCTTGGTCCCCGAGTCGTGCAAGCTCCTTTTCGACATCGTTATTCCATCCACTGCTGAACGGGCCACGCTTACGTTCGCGAGTGCGCGTCAAGTATTCCCATCGCACGGCCGTTACATTGAAACGACGCGGTTGCGACGTGGTTGAGATGAGGTCGCGCTAGCGTGGCGACCCCAATTGCTGAGCTCTTTGTCAGCGTTTCTGCCGACGTGAGTCAGGCGGTCAATGGGCTGACTCAACTCAACAACCAACTCAACACGACGACCAAAGCGTTCCAGACGGCAGCGCCCGCGGCGGCGCTTATGGCCGGCGCTGGCGCTGGCATCGCGGCGTCGCTCGGCGGTGCCGTGTCAGTAGCCGCGGACTTCGAACAGCAGATGAACCGCGTGCGGTCGGTGATGAGTCCGGTTGAGGCGCAGCAGTTCGGACAAGCGCTGTCGGACCTAGCGGTCACGCTTGGACGGGATACGGTGTTTACCTCGCGCGAGGCTGCGGCAGGCATTGAAGAATTGATCAAGGCTGGCATTCCGGCTCAGGCGGTACTCGAAGGTGCAGGCAAGGCGGCTATCGATCTCGCCGCGGCAACAGGGATCACCGTGGCCGATGCCGCGTCAATCGCCGCTCAGACAATGAACAACTTCGGCCTGTCTGCGAGTCAGGTTGGAGGCGCCATAGACACGCTTGCAGGCGTTGTGAACGCCAGCGCGGCCGATATGTCCGACCTGAAGTTCGCCTTCGAAACGGTTGGGGCCACGGCTCATTCCCTCGGACTCTCGTTCACGGACACGGCCGAGGCCATTGGCATTCTCACGAATGCCGGTTTGCAGGGTTCGGTCGCAGGCACGGCGCTACGCCAGATGTTGCTCGAACTGACGCCGACCACGAAACCTGCTACTGCTGAGATGAAAAAGCTCGGACTGATCACGGCTGACGGCAAGAACCAGTTCTTCGATGCCACGGGCAAGCTCAAGGACTTCGGTCAGATCGCGCAGCTCCTGCAAAACTCCTTGCATGGCATGTCTGCGGAGCAGCGCACTGCCGCCCTGAACACGCTCTTTACGCGCGACGCGATCAACGCTGCGGCGATTCTGGCGGAACAGGGCTCGGCCGGCTTCGACAAACTCAGTGGCGCAATGGCTGGCATCACTGCGGCGAGCACGGCAGCAACGCGGCTCGAGGGGTTACGCGGAGCACTGCAAAATCTTGGTGGATCCGTCGAGACGGTGCAGATCATCATCGGCAACATCTTCCTGCCCTACCTCGTGGATCTCGCCAACGGCGTCAGGGGCATCGTCGACGCATTCAGCAACCTCGACCCTCGGATTCAGCGAACAGTGGCCACGTTCGCGGCAATCGCGGCCGCGGTGCTCATCGCTGTGGGCACATTCATTCTGCTCGCGCCGGCGATCGCTGCTCTGCCGGCAGCATTCGCTGCCGTAACGTCTGTCCTAGCTGGCATGGCGCCGATTGTCGCTGTCGGTGTCGGGCTATTCGTAAGCCTGCGTACCGCGTGGGAGCGGGACTTCGCTGGAATTCAGGAGGTCGCAGCCAACTTCTCGAACATCGGCGACATCATCCAGGCCGCACTTGGTGGTGACGTCGCCGCAGCGTTTGAAGGTCTTATCGAAGACTTCAAGCGTGTCTCTCCAGAAGTCCGTACGTTTATCGATAACATTCAAACGCGGTTCGACGCCTTGCGATCGTTCCTGGAGCCCATCCTGGGGAATATTGGCTTGGTGCTGGACAAGGCTTTCTCGGGTAACTTCGCCGGAGCTTTCGACACCCTACAGGCGATTGTTACGGCGATTTCGCCACAAGTTGGAGGACTCATCCAGCAATTCCGAGAGTTCGCGTCTGCTGTTGGTGATCAAGTCGGAGCAGCGTTTACTACTCTCGGAGGATTTCTGGATGAGAACTCGCCGAAGATCAC